CTAAACGACCTTATCCCGCAATTACAGCGCCTAGTATCTGCCGGCAAGCTAGGAACGACGGCAGGCGAGCAATTGGCTTATTTAACGCCCGACGTTCAATCGGCATTATACGAAACACTCGGCGACGAAATAACTTCTAAGACCGTAAAGGAAACGCAAGAACTACGCCGACAAGTCGAGGGCATGACGTCTAAGGAAACGACTGATTTCCTTAAGCGCGAGAATGAGCGATTAAAGAAGGAATTATGCGAAAAGCAAGCGGAGTTAACGAGGGCAAAAACGCCTAAGGTTGAGATTAAAGAAGTCGTTAAAGAGGTGATACCAGGAGATATTAAGCGAAAGTTAAGTGAAGTCGAAAAGGAGAGAGACGAATTAGACGCCGCACTATCGCAGACTTACGCTAGGTTACGAGAGTTAGAGCGATTAGAGAAATCGGTAAAGCATCAAGAACAAAGCCCATTATACGATATGTATAGAGCTTTAATGTCGGTAGAGGGATATTTGCAAGTATTCGCAGAGGATGAGGTCTTGTCGGGCGATTTAGTAGCTAATGCGGATAAGGAGGTCGTCGACAAGGTTAGAGCTGTATTGACGAGAGTCATGTCTCACGCTAAGACAGCTGAAAGAATTATAGATGGTGAACAAGTAGTTATTATCAATGGATAATCAAATAAAATAAAGGGGATGTTTTATTATGTCTAAGAAAATAGTAAATAACTTATTGACGAAAATCGGAGCGGACAAGGTCGGAAGTATTTCCGAAGCTGAAACTATTATGAGAAATCGTAGTATGGAATATGAGAACGCGTCGCCAACATTGAGGGCGCAGATGTTCGGCGAAATCAATTATAAGGCAACTATGCTTGAGTACAAGGTCAATGAGATGCTTAAGCAAATCCCTTCGATTGCAGAAATAGTCCATAATGTTGACGCGTTATCAGAAACATTGCGAATCACTACTATGGAATATTTCAAAGGTATTTTTATAGACTTCGACGGAAGTGCTGCAAACTCTGTCGGACAAATGGTTTACCACGCAATTAATCACGTCAAGAAACAAGAGTTAGTAGCTTATCGGGAGGGGTCGTATGCTTATGTAAGTAATCTTGTCATGAGAAAAATAGAGCAACAAGGCGAGAACGGGAACAGAAGGTCTAAGAGTAAGTTCATTCTCGATTTGAAACGAAACCCCGACAAACTAAAGGTGTTCGAGGATGCGTTATATCACTACGTGAAATTCCGTTGGACTGTCGAGCTTATGAAAGAGGGGATTTACAGTAACTCAATCGTAGACGAGTTAGCGGAGAGACGCGTAGAACTAGCGTTGAATAAAAATGCGTTATTACCAACTAAAAACAACGGCTAAGGAGGACACCTAATTGACGGTATGTATACTACAAAATTACCGCAAGGACAGATGCGCCAATTGTTCGAAACTTTGCCAGCATCGAATCGCCTTGCATGGACTCGACGGAAAATCGGGACGACTAGGCAACGCAGGCTTACCGACGGACTATCGCGGCATTACGCTCGCCAATTCGCCCGCGCGCGAAAGCCAGTCGAAAATATACGAACTGCTCGAGGTATATGTCGACACTTTCGGACGCGATGACGGCGAGCAGATTAAATCGCTTTACCTTTGGTCGGAATCGCCGGGAACAGGCAAGACAACAACGGCAAGCGCGTTAATATCGGAATGGGTAGCGAGGGATTATCTCGGCTCACTAAAGCGAGGCGAGCAACCGCGCCAATTTAGCGCATACTTTCTCGATATAAACGAGTTACAGACGTCATATAACCTCGCTACAATGACCGATGATGACGAGGGGATGGAACGTATAGGGGCGAAGATCAAACGTGCCCAAGACGCCCCTTTTGCGGTTATTGACGACATTGGTGTAAGAGATGCGACGACTGCGTTTAGAGCTTACGTGCATGCCTTAATTAATAGCCGGGTGACGAACGGATTGCCTACGGTGTATACTTCGAACTTGCCTATCGAGGATATGGCGACAGTGTTTGACGACAGGCTTTACGATAGGATACGCGATCAATGCGGAATTATCCATTTCAAAGGTGAATCGAGAAGGGGGATGCGTTAAATATGTCGAATGATTCCGACAACCTAAAACCAATCGCAAACATTGGCGACATCGTCCGCGTCGAAGGCTACGGCTTACGAACCTTCGAAGTAGTCGCTTATTCATATGAGCGCTATATTGACGCTGAAAACGATGTTGATGATATATGGTATGACGTAGCCTGTACGCAAACGACCGATCTTATACTCGCAGGACAAGAAGATATAACGGTGCTGATTCGAAAGGGGGCGTCGCCGATCGGACAATTAACGCCGACGATTGAGGAAGAGCCCCCGGAAGATGACTCGCCCACTATCGACGACTTACTTGAAGAATTAAGCGATACTTTAGCGTTGATCGAACGATTTGGCGAACATGAGGACGACGAGCGACGAGATCGGAAATATTCGCTCCGCGCTTGCGAAATAAAGGCGAAATTAAAGGAGTTGACGGCGGATGAAAGGACGTAAATGCTATAAATGCGGCGAGATTGTCGATAGGCTTTACGACGGCGAGACGATTTGTTTTGACTGCTTAGGAAATATAAAATAACGAAGGAGGGATAGCGCTTGCACTACGCTAAGCTGTTTTTAAACAAGGTAATCGAAGAAAACGACGTAAGCGCCCTTGCGCGCTATAACGTTAATGCAGACGACATGCACACAGATATCGACCGCAATACCTTCCGATTTATCGAGAAGTATGCGCAAGAAAACGGAGGGCAGGCACCAAGCTATGCGGTAGTTGCCGATGCTGTCGATGGCTTCGAATATATTCCGGAAGTTAGCGATTCCTATATGTATCTCGCCCGTCAGATCAAGGACTTCACTGCGCAGCGAGCGGTCGTCGATTGGTTCGGGACGGGCGAGTTTGAGCGAAAGCTTAACGAACTAGGCGGTAAAAAATTCGTAGAAGAATGGTTGCCTTCCGTTCTCGAATCGGTTAAAATGAGAACAGATGTTCGCGAGAGCGTGGGAACGGACGTCAAGAAAGACGGCGACAAATTCCTCGAAGAGTACGAGCGGCGCAAGGCTGGCGAATCCTTTAAGGTATGGAAGTCGAAATATAGCTCGATTGGCGAATATATAAGCGGTAATTTATATACGGTTTATGGCGAGAGCGGGCGCGGTAAATCGATTCTAACGCTAGAAGACGCGATATACGTAGCAATGCAGGGAGCTAATGTCCTCGCGTGGACCCTCGAAATGGGTTGGTATGAGGTTATGGTGAGGATATACACGTCGATTTCGGGCGAACAAGGCATAACGCGGGCAACTTTTCAAGGCGTCGATATGGATGCGGGGTTTAATGCGCGGGACATACGAGTCGGAGAATTATCGGACGATTTTGAAGAAGCCTTTCGCGAGTTCGTACGGAATATAAATAAATACATCAAAGGCAATATCATCGTAAGAGCCGTTGATGATGAGGATTTTACCGATCGAAGCCTACGCGCTTTAGAAGCCGATATAAAACAGACAGATGCCGATTTTGTCGTAATTGATCCGTTCTATTATCTACAATACGAAAAAAACACATCGAGGACTACGGGCGGGGACGCGTCCAATACGTCGATGAGGTTGCGCGCAATGACGGGCAGGCTATCGGTCGTTACCGTAGCGATTACGCAGTCGGACGTTAAAAAATCCGAAGAAGACGACGAAGGCAGCCGAGAATTACGATTGCCCGATCGCGAAGATGTAAAGAAAACGAAAAGCCTTCTCGAAGATGCCGCGGTATTGATCGGGATTGATTCCGATTATAAGCAAGGATTAGCGATCGTAGGTAATTTAAAAGGCAGGGACGGCGGGGAAGGCGACGTTTCTAACGTGCTTTATATGCCGCAGTTCGGCGTGATTAAAGAGCTAGAGACGGGCGAGGACGCGTTGAAGGGATTCGATTTTTAATGACAATCCTTAACATATGCGGTCACTCCGTCCAAATCGACATCGAATCGGAACTACGCGAATACGGCTTCGGACATAACGCTCGCTGGACTCCGGATAAACTCATCGCAAGCTCGCCCTTCCGCGACGATAACACACCTAGCTTCTTCGTCAATTT